ATCTTGCTCGACAATCTCCATAGTCTCATCACTCATCAGCATGGCTAACTCATCGTTAGTCAAGTCAAAGTAACGCTCTTTGGTAATGTCTTCTTTGTCTTCCCAATACGCTTTTAAGATGCCATTCTTTTGAAGCAGAGCATCCTTAAACCAATCGTGCAGAATGGCTACGCCTTCGTTGTCTCTTGTGAATACCCAATTACAGTAGTCAGTAGCTTGCTTGGCAGAGGCTTCATCCCTTGGGCCTTGTGGCTCAAAGACTACGATATTGTCTGAGCCTGTAAAGATGCGGACTAAGCTAGGTAGCGCACCATCTATCGCTTCTGCCACTTCTCCAGTAACGATTTGAGACTTACCCTCAACTTCATTACCATAAGGCTGTCGTAGATAAGCCTCCAGAGCCTGTTTGCGTTGTTCAACAGTTTCACTTTCAATAAATCCGATAGCATCATCAATCTCTGCTTGTAGGATTGATTTCAGTTCGTTCTGTGCCATGTTTGTCCTTTGGAGGGCGACCCATTCGGGGTTTATCCAATTGTAATGCTTTTACCACATTTTCCAACATTTCAAGTCTATTTTCAAGTTCTTTTACTTTGGGGGCTAAATTTACCCCTTGACGCTCTATATACATTACACAATCCATTTCGGCATTTGGTTAATCGGTTTAGACCACGTTGAATTTCCTTCATCCAATCCAAGGGCTAAGTAACGGAACGAATCAGAGCCATGACTAGACCAATCGTGTAGTGGTCTTTCATAGAATATCTTACGCTTCTCATCGTAGTCTCTGCGGTAGTTTCTCAGGCAGTTCAGACCTGTTTGCACCTTTGGCACATTAAACCAACACCTTGGAAGCAACCTTCTCACCGCTTGGATGCCATCGTCTAGTCCCATTCTGGGTGCAATCTTGACCTCTAACCCTGATTCCTCAAGCATCTCAAGTCGGCTCTTACCTGTGCCTAGTTCCCTGACCCTAACGTCATGGGGCAAGATATGCTCGGCTTTGAGATAGTCGTTGTCCTTAATCCACTTCACATAGTGGTCTAAGCCTACGCCATGATTCTCATAGTAGTCCAGTAATCTGACCTCAGTACCAACTAACTGAGCCACCCAGATAGACGTAGAATCACCCATTCCCAAGTCCCAAGCAGTAAAAGTTCTGCTTAGTTCCTCTCTGGGAATCTCTTGCATGTGCTTCTTGTCTTCTAACTCGTTAAGGATTTGCCCATAGTAAGAGCCTTCTACAGCAGCGTCAAAGCTACACTCAAACTCTTGGCGGTACTTATCCTCACCCATCTCACTCTTAGCAGCCTTCAGTTCTAGGTCATCTACTACCCCTGTCTCAGAGGCTTTGAACTCTAGCAATCCCCATCCATCCTCTTTCTCAGCCCTGTCTCGCAGTTCTTTAAAATGGTTGTGTCCTTTAGGCGTACCAATAAAGAGACACCAGCCCTTCCTGTCGGCTAATGCAGGTCTAACAATGTCTGTCCATATCTTAGGATTCTGGTCACCGATTTCGTCTAGGATTACCCCATCAAAGTATTGACCACGGAGTGTTTCTGGATTGTCTGAGCCAAACAACTGGATTCTTCTACCCCAAAAGTCCACCCTCAGTTCTGAGATATTGCTAGTGCCACCCAGAGGCTCTGCATACTTCACAAGGTAGTCCCATGCCACCCTCTTAGCTTGTCCGTATGTAGGGGCTATGTAGGCGTATCTAGGGGCTTCCTTTTGGTTGAGCAAAGCATCCTTGATTAAGTGGTTAATCGCAGAGACTGTCTTACCCATTCGCCTATGAGCAACAACAACGCCAAAACGCTTCTCATCCATTAACTCATGGATAGCAAGCTGTTGTTCTCTGGGTTTGTAGGCTATCTCAATTACTTCTGCCATTGGACGCTTATCTGAATGTCTTTACCTTCTTCTCCAGTTACTTGGAGTGGTAAGACCTTACCGATTAGTCCCATGAAAGCCTGTGGGTGCGTCTCTGCCTTGTCGATAAGGTAAGCCACGCCACCTGCGCCCTCTAGTGCCTCCAGTATCATCTCTCTAAGAACAGCATTGCCCTTATCAAGACTTCCCTTCGGTCTTCCTGCGCCTTCTCGTGCGCCACCACGATATGAAATGTTTGATTGTTTTTCAATCATTTTGTTTGACTCCTCTAGGGTTGGTCAAGGTTAAGTAATACTTTATTCTAACAGGCTTTGAATTTCTTTACGCTTTTCTTCGTCTAGCAAACCAGTTGCACCCAAAGGTAACGCTGGCGCAGCAAACATCTTATCGCCAAACTGTTTGAATAGTTGTGTCCGTTCTTCTGGAGTTTCGTAAAAGTAAATCTTATCAATCCCTTGGCTTTTCAGATAGTCAATAGACTTCTGGGGCGCATCTTTAGGAACAATAGCACCTTCAAACTCACTTACCTGTACGGCTCTTTGAGGCTTAATCTCAAAGTATTCAGTAGGCATTGATTTGACTTTGTTCATAAAAATCTGAACATCTGCCTTTAATGCCTCTGGTACATCCTTATAAATTTTGTCTAAAAAGTTAACATTCTTGACTTGACCTAATTCATATAAAGCGTCTTCTGGCTTATATGCGTAATTGTTATTGCCCTCTAGGTTTCTCATCCTATCGGTTAAGTTTTCAAAGGCTTCATTTATTTTTTTCTTAACTGGCTCAAAGTCTTTAGACGAAACAATGTTTTCTCGTGCAGCCTTTACTTGCTCAAAGTTCTTAAACTTAGGTGTAGCTACAGCACGAATGTTACCTACTCCATAGAAGAAGCCTTCTGCGCCAGCACCACCTTTCATCTCTTTTACAAGATTGTCTAATGTTGCATCTGCATAGCGTCTGTTACCAGAATCTGTATAACCTTTAAAGATTCGTTCTGTTGGAGTTACACCAGCTTCAGCTAATGTGTTATCCATATTTGCAGACCAGCTTTCAAATTCTGGTTTTAAATCTCTTATTCGTTGTCTAACTTCTTCGTTAAATTTCCAAGTGTCTTTTCCAAAATCATTACGATTTGGTAATAAACCTTGTTCATCAAGGAACTTTGCCTTGTAAATATCAGAATCAAACCGATATTTCCAATCTTGTTTTAACCTGTCAACTGTGTAGTCACCATCTGGTATTTTTTTAGCAACATCTGAAAAGAAGCTATCTATATTTTTAACGCTTTTTGCGTCAAATTTAAAGTCAATCTCAGGTGTTCTAGCTGTGTAAGCATCAAATCCATACACAGGATTCTTAGCAGATGGAATAGCCATTGACTTGTCGCCTATCAATGAGATGTTTCCAAAAGAAGTTAATGGATTCTCTACATTTGAAACAGCTACAGAGGGTACTGGCATACCACCCACTTTTTCAACTCTTGCTAGTTTTTCTGGTGAAATGTTGTGGTGAACAATCATTTCCTTACCAGCTTCTACATTAGGAACAAACTGTGATGGGGTTTTTATTCCAAGCAATCCAGTTTCGGGTGTAGGCGCAATGCGCTGTTGCATTTGTGGAGATACTAGATTCACAGATGAGTTTTCATCAATCATCTTGTAAACATCATCAAGCGTTGCATCAGGCATATTAGGCGGTCTTCTGCCCAATCTGTAAGCAGTCGTAGCTGCTGCCTTAGATGAAACCTGACCCTGCATATCAGGAAAGTCTTGCAAAACTCTTGATTGCAATAATCCACCCACACCCTGACCACGGAATGTTTCTGGTACTTCTAAACCTAAAACAGATGCAGTCCCATCTGGACGAGATAAAACATCTATTGAACCACCACTCTTGGGGTCTGTATATTTAATTCTTTGTGCGCCAGCACCAAATGTCTCTGAAGCATCTCGTTTTGCAATGCCAAGCAATCCCTGTTTACTAACATCTTTAATACTTGCGCCTACTGGTAAACCCTTAGTCAAAGGTGCTAATGCGGGTGCTGCTTGACCTAGCAATCCAAGAGCAAATGCTGGCTCTGCTACTTTTTTAATCTTTTCGTAATCAGGGTTAAGAACACTAAAACCCATCTCATCTGGTCTAGTGCCTAACAAACCCTGCATAACTGCATAGGTAAGTGGGTCTGCCAAAGTGTTTACATCACGCCTTTTAGCTAACTCTCTAGCCTTAGCACCCTGACGCTGTAGGTTTGGATTACCAAAAAATGCGCCAAGTTCAGCCATTACTTCATCCTGCCCATTTTCTTAGCAGCTTCTGCCATAGCAATAGCAATAGCTTGGTCACGGCTCTTAACAACCTTACCGCCTTTACCTGAGTGCAGAGTACCTTCTTTGTACTCACCCATTACCTTGCCAACTTT